CTTGGACAGATTCCAAGCATTAACAGCAATCTCACCATCAATCTTACCAAGTTCCGCTTCACCAGCATGAACCAATGTTATAACACGGTCATAAGCATCCTTAAGCGCAGGGTCAAAATCAAGCAACGCACTATCAGCCATATGTCGTTGAACATCACGAACCCAAGCCGCATTAGAAGCACCAGTAGAACCCTTAGCAGGCTTTCTAGTCAACAAAGTAATAATGCCATCAACATGCGACCTAAGGGCATTGCCCATAGTCGCATCCCAAGTTGCTATAGCACGAGCATTGTTAAACAAAATAGGTAAACGGTCCTCAAGTTCCAAACGAATCCTATCGGCACCTTCCTCAATGACACGACTTTCGGACATAAGATTGTCAACTTGACGGTCAACATTCCTTGACTCCCTAGCAAGAGCCTCATCCATGTCGGCAAGCATCTTTTTAGCCTGCTTCGCTGGCATGTCCTTGCCATTAAAACGAACAGTTTCATTGGCACGCATACGCTCAGCCATAAGAACATCAGGGTTGGAAACATCATCCAGTTCCTTAGCCAATGCTTCTCTCGCTTCACGCAACGCCTGAAGGTCCAAACCTTCTGTGCGTAACTTGTCACCCTTGCTCATAAGGTCAAGTTCATATGACTCCTTAGAGCCACGCAACAAACTTTCCGCCAAAGGATTATTTACGACAGTCTGCCATTCATCGGTCACACTATCACCAACAACAGGTGTAGGCGTGTCACTGGGCAGAATAACAGCCCATTCACTAGCGATGTCATCAACATCGTTAAAGATTGTTCGCATCGGAACCAAAGTTCCTCGGAATCCACTATCAACAGCGTCATCTGTTAATCCACGAATAAAGTCGTTTAACATTCCGTTAGCAACAGCATCGCTGTTGTCAACGGAAAACTCTCGTGCAACAGCCTGAAAGTTTTGGCGCATAAAGCCAAAGAAACTTTCAATTTCAAACTCTGTTAAATCAACACCGTTATCAACAGCATCATCAACCATACGGCTAAAGTTGATTATTTCTTCTAACATTTCTGCTTTAGCAGGGCTAACGATACGCAAAGTTTCATCAACTTGACCCGTAGCAAAAGCCTCATCAACTACGCTAGTCCAAGTTGGGTCTTCAATGCCTGCTTCACGCCACACACGACCAATGGTATCAGAAACAGTTTCAGGACTAATAACCTGTTGCATCATCATAGGGTTACGGAAGTCAACCAAATCCTCTTCAGGAATAGCATGACCCATCAAACTATCTTCCATACGACCAAAAGTACCAAACTCGTCATCAACGGGTTTGGTAGTCCACACTTGGAACGGTGCCTCAACATCTGTGGCATCAGGAACAGAACCCCAAATAACACCATCATTAGCATAACTGGCATTAGCACGGACATCACTCAGAACCCGAACACCCTCAAGTTCAACATCAACTGCTTCAAGTTCATCCAGCAAACGATTACGAGTAGCATCGTTAACCTCGTCACCATCCAACGAATCCAAATGCTCACGCAACTTGTCACGCCGTTTCAACAAAGCAGCCTGCTCCCTAGGTGCAGACTTACCACCATTACGGATACGGCTAATGCGTTCAGCAAACCACTCAATAGGCTTATCCTCAAGTGCCTCAGCACCAGCATCCATACCAGTTAATCTAGCATACTCGTTACGCAAATCAAAACTCAAAGCATAACGCTCATAAGTATTATTGCTAATAGCGTCACGCAACTCCTCAGCCTGACGCAAATAGCCACCCCACAAGTCCTCAAACTCGCCCTTAGCATCCTCGCTAAGAGACAAACTTCTCGTCCTTGCCCTATCAATAACTTCCCAAACCTCATTCAATCCCTCACGGATTTCATCAATTTCGGAATCAACCAAAGACCGTTCCATATAACGACCATCAAGAACATCTTGCAAAACCTTACCAAAATCATCAGCGGCTCTAGCAACACCCTCTCTTGTCCCCGCTAACTTAGGCGCATTACGAACCTTAGTTCGTAATCTCTTCTGCTCTTTTGCAAGAATCTTGCTAATACGAACCAAATCGGCAACTAACTCTTCATCAGGAACAATTTCCTTAATGACCATAGGCTTAATGGCATCAGCACCATAACCCATAGCACGGTTAACATAAGCAATACGGCTACGAGTTTTGGCAACGCTTTCAGCGTAGCCCTGTAGGATGTCACCCAAATCATCAGAGAACCATTTGAAACCAAGTTCATCCATTGAAATCTTGTTTAGACCATCAATGGTTGCCATTTCTGGTGTGGTCAAAGGCACACCCAAAAACTCTGACTGCCTAACAACCTTACCCGTTTCATCCAAAACAGGTGGACGCAACTTACGGAACAACATAGTTCCGTTAGTTTCCAACAAATCCTTAGCGGTCAAATCTGTTGAACGATAACCACTAGTGCTAACATTCGTTCTACCAAGAGTCCAAGCCTTAGCCTCAGGAGTAATCTTGTGATACAGGTGATTCTCCAAATAACCCATCTTAGATACTTCTAAACCGTAAGCGTCACCAAGTTTATATTGCGCTTCAATCACTTCATTGCGCAACTTGTCACGCCATTCTTTTACCGTAACATAAACTTCTTTAGCAACATCGCTAAGCCCATCGTCCGAGCCTGCTTCTATAGCCCTGTAAACATTGTTGATAGTTGGGTCTTCAGGTGCAACAAGTTTAGCCTTCTCCATAACCTCGGAGATTTCACCTTGAGCCTTACGAAGAACAGTTGTCTCAATGCCCTTTGCCACAGCACTAGCACTCATTTCCATCAAACCCTGTTGGAACTCTGGCTTATACATGTTTTGTGTCGCCTTGCGACCAAAACCTGCCAAGGTCAAATCCTTCATTGACTCCGCTGTAGTTTTCTGCAACAACAACCTACCAGTAGGAGTAGATGCAACAACATCACCAATAGTAGCACGGACAGGAGAAACAGTATGTCGCCACGCTTTAGCCAAACCACTAGTATAAGGCACTTCCTTGCCCATATACTTAACACCAGAAGCAATGCCTTCTGCTACACGAATCTCTTTAGGAATCTCCATTGCACCATAACGAGCAATGTTGGACAAAATAGGTTTCAACTCAGGATACTTAGGCACCAACTCCAATGCAACCTTGTTTGCCAATGCAAAGCGTGTCGCCTTAGAGGCGGCACCAGCACCCAATGTCAAATATGTTGTTGGGTCAAAAAGTGTATCCAACGCAAAGTTAGCAAAACCTTTAACCCATTTGTTCTGAACACCAGCAGCCTCGGCTGCACTGAAATCTTTTGTCTTTGCTTGCTTTATGAAGTCATCAAGGTTAGCACCCCTGCCTTCAATAATATCAACAAGTTCTTTAACAAGACTTTGACCAGTTGACTGAATAGGAGAAACAACAGTATCATAAGCCTTAAGGGCACCCTTACCAAGAGCAGCAGGCACAGCAGTAATACCACGCCACAGTTCACCCAAAGGACCCTTAGTGTTTACAGAACCTCGTTGCCCTGCCGCTAACGCCAAAGCCGCTGTGCGTGCTTGGGCAGACTGAACAAAACTAAGATTAGGGTCATTAACAACAGTTCCAACCAGTTTCCTAGTTTGCAAATCCAAAGCATTTTTCTCTTCAGAAAAACTACTCTTAGGCTTCTCACCCTTCTTACCACTAGCGGACAGTTGTCTAACTGTACCATCAGACCTGACATAAACAGGGTTGCCATCAGCATCAAAGCCATATCCTTGGGCTTTGAGTGTAGGTGACTTAGATAACGGGGAACGATTAACGCTCATTATTTCCTATACTGTTTCGCCATTGCAGCCAAGCGTTCCGCTTCAACCTGCTGTGGAGTTTTATTAACAACAGGCTTCTTAGGTGCTGGTGCACCAGCCTTAGGTACTACAGGTTTCTTAGGAGCAGCAGGTTTCTTTTCCTCAGGCTTTTTAACTTCACTAGGAAGCATACCATAATCTGCGGTAGTTTTAGCACGCATCTCATCAGCCTTGGTGATGATATCGGCAATCGCTTCGTCCACGCCACCCTTGGCACCAACTTCTGCTTTACCCAACTCAGCCAAAGCATCAGCAAACTGTTGTTCAATACCAGTTTTAACATCAGCACGGCGACCTCCCAACTGCTGTAAAGCAGCCATAGTGCCCATTTGTGCAGCGTTCTGCACAGCAGAACCATAATTCTGTTGACCAACATTCAACTGACTTAAAGCCCACTTCTCTAAATCACTAGTGGACTGACCCATTTGGCGTGCATAATCTGTAGCCGCCTGAACCTCACCAGTACCAGCACCCTGAGACTGCAACGCTGCCAGCAACGGATTATCTGCAACATTCAAAGTGCTAATAGGAACACCTTCATAAGCGGTAGATGGACGGAACTGTTGCTCAAAGTTTGTTTGAGCACCAGCAACCTGCTCTTCAGCCAAATCAAAAGCCTCAGAAGCAGAGTTCAAAACAGTTTCCAAATCCTCAGCAGACTTAGTTTTCAACGGGTCATACAACTCCGCAACCCTTTTAAGCATTTCTTCCTTGCGGGTTGCTGCTTGCTCACGCAAAAACGCTTCACCCTCACGACCACCCTTAATGTTACGGATACGCTCCGCTTCTTCCTTAGCAGCCTTAGCCCTATCGGAAGCACCACCATCACCCTTAGATTTTATGCTAGCATCAAGACGCTTTTGTGCTGCCTCAATAGGTGCGCTTCGTGCAGCCCACCAACCAGCAGGAGGGTCCTCACCAAAGTTACCAGCCTTATAAGCATCAGCCTCATCATACAAAGCCTGCCACATAGCATTAATAACAGTCTGACCATCCATCTCAGGTGGAACAACAGAATTAGTTTCATTTAGTTGCGGACCAACATTAGTATTGACAGGAGGTTTAGGTGTAGTGCTAGTTGTAGGTCGTGGTGTCACACTAGGCGCAATACGCTGAGGTCGTGTCTGTGCAGCAACCCGTGTAGCCTGAGGCAAATTAGCCGTAGTTGCCCTAGCCTGACCAATATTAACCGTAGGAGTTTTAGCGGTAGCAGGACTAGGTTGACCCTTACCCTGAGCAGGTACCTGTTCCCACTTGTTCGTAACAGGATTCATTCTAAACGCCATAATAACTCCTAGTAGGCGGAATACTGCTTCAAAGCAGTAGCCGCATTAATAACATTCTGTTTCTTCTGTAACTCTAGTTGTGCCAAGTAATCATCCAAATCGGCTTGAGCATTAGCCTCCTGCATAGCAGCCATATTAGCCTCATCCTGAAGTTGCTGAGTAACATCACCCAACTGCTCCTGCATAGTCGCAGCATAACGCTCCAACCCTTTACGCTGAATACCAGAACTAACATTAGGACCAGCCAAACCACGCTGACCATACTCAGCCATCTTAGGTTGAAAACCCTCAGTCAACTGTTGAGTCAATTTAGACAGGGACCTTTGTCCACGCTGCTGACCTAGACGGGAAGCCTGAAGATTGGCAATGGAACTACGGGCACGCCTTTTGCGTGCCGTAGCCTCAGACATACCATAATCACCATAATATGCGTCTAACATGCTCATCACTATTACCTGTTTCGTTCCTTGACCATAGATTTAAGGTCCTCAATTTCCTTAGCCATTTTAGCCAACTCTGATTGCAATGACCTGAAGATGCTTTGTAAAGCATCCTTGTCGCTACTGTTTAGCACGGACAAAAAGGGAGGTTGCCACATAATTAGCCCTTAACCCGTCTAGCGTTATATTTGTATCCGATGCTGTTGACACCCCATTTTTGGCTGGCTGGACCAATGAACTCTAATTGTATTGACCTAGCCAAACCAAGGTTTCTTCCTGTGACCAACTTGGAACTGATAGCACCACTTGACCAGTCCTCACCCCACAAGCCTGTACCCCATAAAAGGGATGTTGTTGGTGGTGCTTGGCTAATGTTGAATGTTTTTCTTTCGTTACCAGTTCCTTCGGTGAAGTCATGGTAAACTTTAACACCAATGTTTTGAGCCAAATCGGATTCTTTAACAACAAAGTCTGGTCTGCGGAACATTTTCTTCTGCATATAAGACCCACCATCAAACCAACGAGTCTTATAATATGATGTGAACGCCGACAGCGTTCCAGTAATATCATCTGATTCTTCGGAATACAAATCAACCTTCATAACATAAGGTTGTGTAGGGTGAATCATCAAACGATAATCCAAATTGTTTCCATCGGTCCAGTCACAACCAGCAATCAAACCATAACCATCAGATGTTTGAAACTGTGTAAAAACACCGTTACGAATAGATGGGTCCAAAACAAAGTTCACACTAGGATATGCGACAGTTGATTGAACAGAATATGGCACTGAAACCCAAACACGCCTACCAACCCAAGACACACTAATGGATTCATTTTCGGCAGGATTAATATAATTCAGGTCAATCGCTGTACGCAAGTTGCTGAACATATCTTGGATGCTGGAGCCGTTATAGTAAAACAGTCCTTGGTTATGGCTAAAGAAATATACGCCATCCTCTGATTGTGCTATAGCATGATGGCTCAGGCAACCAATACGGTTAGACAATTCAACAACCTGAAAGGTTGATGAATCATAACCCAAAATAGCGTAAACAGCATTAGGTTTGAAAACAACCAACTGACCGTTAACAACAGCCATACCAGTAATACCATTACCGCCAGCAGCAATTTCAATATAATCGTTTTCACCCCAGTTCTCAGGAGAGTTCTCCAAAGACCAACGAATCCTGTTAGGATAATAAACGCTAGCCTCGGTGGTGTTAGCAGCCCACATCTTGCTAGCATGGACAATGAGATGCTCTGCTGTTGGCATTTTGCGTTCAGCACTAGTTGGTGTTGTTTGCCAAGCATGAGGAGCAGTTCCAGATGCTGTCAACGCAAACGGGTAAGTGTCAGTAGTTTTCCAAACATAACCACCATTACCAGCAGAACCACAAGCGATATACATGCTGTTACCCCATTGAGCCATGCAAGCACCATGAGGACTAGGGGAAGTTAAATCAACACCAGCACTAACCTGAAGAGAAGTAAAGTTTCCGCCAGTAGAACGAAACACTTTCGTTCCATTTGTTAACATAATTGTTTGCGTGTCACCGCTAAAAGGATACAATTTGTGTGGAGTCCAAGTACCAGCAACTGCTGTGGTGTTCAACCTATGTTGACCACCACGGCTAAAGACACCACCACGAGGGTCAATTTCAACATTCAACATATCAGGTGACTCATAACTAGCCAACTGAAACTGGTCAGCACGGAAGTTTAACCCACCAGTAAAATCGGAAACCTCACTAATTTGAATCTGGCTCATTACTGACCCAGATTCTTACCCATCATCTGCATCCAACCATTAAAGGTAGGACGACCAGATGTTTGACCAGCGTTCAAACGCAAATTAGCATGACTAGCAGGCTTACTAATATTAGCCGCAGCCAAAGTAACAGCCTCATCAAAAGAACGCTTATACTCATTAGCCATCAAAGTATCCTCAAGCCGCTGATATATACGACTACAAGCATAATACACTAAAGCAAAATGCAAGTTAGCACTTGCATCCACATTACCCTCAGCGTTAATCCAGTCAATAGGTTCACGATAAGCACGGACAGTCAGAGTACGAACATTATTAGGCTTAGGAAACAAATGAACCTTACCTTCCCAAATGCTATAAAAAAGCGGGTCACCACTAGTGTCATACGAACCAACATATGTTTGCTCAGCCATATCATGACCGACCATATCTAAACGCAAACCAATATTAGTGTTATCCACAATAGACACAACCTGACTAATAGGGTCAGCGGTAAAGTTTGCTATAGGATATTCACGCTGCTCGGCAACGGTGTTAAAAGTGAAAGTTTTTTCCAGAAAAGTCCAACGCTTTTCCAAATCCAAAATACGATAATACCCGTCACGCAGATACAGGTTTAACAGCGAATCTGGCAAATCCTCGGTATCAAGGTCAGTAATGTCACGAACTGTGTTCCGCAAGTTTGCGGCACTCATCTGCACATAAGCCATTATGCACCCTCATCAATCTTCTCTGCAACCTCAGCCAACGCTTTAGCCTGCTTCAAATGCCCTGCACAGAACTGCTGTCCACGCACCTTGTTAGCCCCACAGGTATCATCATTTCCAGCACACTTATCCCCACGACCAATATAAGGTCCACTAGGAGCAGCGATACGGGACTCGGATACAGCCGCTAGGCGGTATCCAGTCTGAGGAGTGCCATAATAGGCGTGAGCAGGAACACTAGAATTAGCCATCATATAACCCCGAATGTTCCCTAAATTACTTTATGCGACCAAGAATGTCAACCATCGCCTTAGTGCCACTCTTTTTGATAGCACCCTTAACAGGCTTGATAACCTTGCCAGCCCCACCAGTACCATAAGTCAAAGCCAACCAAGCAAGGTCCGACTTAGAACCTTTACCCTGTAGGATACGGTCCAACTCTGGAAGGGCAGCAAACTGTCCCACACCAGACTGATTAATAGCCCCAGCAATATCACCCTGCTTAAAACGCTGGCGTGCCTCAGGACCAACAGTATAAGCATCAACAGTAGCCTTAAGACTACCCATAGGGTCCTTCTTTAGTTGACCAACTTCATCCTTAAGTTGACCGCCAATAGCGGACAACACAGCCCAAATAGCAGCACTACCTTTATCCAATGCACCCATCTTAGGTTCCCTAGGTGCAGCCGCTTTAGAGGCAGCAGCATTGCGTTGGTCAGTAGTTAAGTCACCAGCATAACGCTGCAAAGCCTTCATACCAGTAGAACCATCATACTCTGCAAGACCACTAGGGATAACCTGCTGAATACTCCAAGGGTCAACATCCTTTGGGGTTTTGCGTTCTTTCGCTTCAACCTGCTGTTTATTAACCTTTTTGAACCGTGCAGCCATAACTACTTCTTTTTAGGTTCTGGAGGATTACCATATTTTTGAACAGGCTTATTCTTTTTAGGAACAGCATTATCTTTTTTCATTTTAGCCAAACGCAAATCAATTTGTTTGTCACTCAACTTTTTGCGACCCAAAGACTTACGCATAGCCTCAGCGTTAGCATCCTGCTGTGAACGCAACCGCTTAGAAGATTCTTGTTCAACAACCTTTTTAGGTTTGCGTGGACCTTGTGGACCCCTAGCAGTACCCATCTTGGAATCAGCCTTTTTGATAACAGCATCAAACTTGCGTTTTTCTTCCAAAGCAGACAAACGCTTTTGTGTTTCAGACATCTTTGCAGTTATACGAGCAGGCTTACTACCAGTAAGAATCTTACCAGTCTTAATCTCTTGTGCACGGGCACGGCGAGAACCCATTTCAACAACTTCCTTAGCCGTCTTACCCTTGGTTTCACCAACAATGTTAGCCAAACGCTGCTTAGCAAAAGCATTAGCCTTAGCAGAATCAGACAAAGCATCCTTTACGATAGCACGAACATCACCAAGTTTAAGTTCATAACCTTCCTTAGTGGCATATTCCTTCATCTTGTTAATCTGCTTAGTCAGCATATCACGGCGACCCTGTGAACCTTTAACACCCATACGGTTGGTCGCATCAATAATGCGTTGAGCCTTATCAACTTCACGCTCAAAAAACGCTTTAGCCTTATCAGTCTTTAACTGGTTAGCACCATAACCATAAGCCTCTTCAGCCTTACGGTTACCTCGTGCACGACCCAATCGTTTTGCCTCTTCTGTCCTCGCTGCTTTCTTCGCTGGACGCTCAGCAGCAAGTTTAGCATCACGCTTAGCCTTCTCTTCAGCCCACTTAGCCTTGTTAGCCGCAGACCGTTCAGCCTTCGTTAATGGTTTAGCGGGGACAGAAGCAGCCTTACGACCAACTTTTTTAGCCGTTGTCGTAGTAGCCTTCGGTGCGTTAGCACCAAGGCGTTCTAGGACTTTGCGAACGATGTCATCGTAAGGACCCTTAGCCATTACTTATTGCCTTTTTGTCCATACTTTTTGTTTAATTTTTTATCTAATTTTTTTTCAAGTCTTGCAGAAAAAGGTCGTGTATTTTCCTTGAGAAGTACTTTGCTGACCTCACGCTGAAGAGTGCGAGTACTTTTATCAACTCCCTTTTTGCGAGGATACATTCTCTTGACACGGCGATTCAATGCCATATCGTCAAGTTTTTTAGGAACAGTTGAATAAATCAATCGTGCTTTTCTATCGCTTGCTACATCTGATACAAACTCTCCAGCAGAGCGTGTCTTTTTTACAGCCTTACCAATAGCCTTGCCAGCATCATCAAGAATACCAGTAGGGTGACCCTGACGGGCTTCAATAGCGGATTTCTTTTTAGTAGCCATTAGTTTCCTTTTTTCTTTCTTGCACGCAAAATATTGCGTGAACGCATATCATTCATTAACTCAAGAGTAGATGCTGCCCGTTGTGCTTTGGTGCTACCCATAACCCTAGGCATTTCCATATCTTTTCTAGTTTTGTCACCCCAAGGGTCAGAACCAAGACGCTTAGGCATTTCTCTTTTTTCTCGTGCATCTTTTGAAGCACGCTTTGGAGTAGAAATAGAAGGTGTGAAATCAATCTTCTTAGCCTTAGTGGGTTTTGGTTTTGACTTTCTTGGTCCAGCCTTAGGTTTTGGTTCTGGTGGAATCTGACTCATATACTTAGCCATTATTCGCCATCCTTCTTTTTCTTCATCTTCTTACGACCAGCCAAACGCTTCGCTTCCATCTCTTCCTGACGCTTAGCCCAAGCAGCACGGTTAGCAGCACGAGTTTCCTCTTTAGCCATCCGTGACTTCTCAGCAGTTTCAGACAACCACTTAGAACGCTCAGCCCAATGCTTAGCAACATTAATCTCACGCTTCTCAGCACGAGTCATCTTCTTAGCACCACCACTAGGCTTCTTAGGTCCCTTAGCAGGTTTAGGTGCAGCAGCACCAGCCGTAGGTGGCTTAGGTGGCTTCTTGCCACCACGACCACCAGCGGCGGTCTGAGGTGTAATCTTTGGTACAGTACGGGCTGGCTTAGCAGCAGTCGCACCCTTAGCACCAGTTTGTGGTGCACGGCGACCAACAGCCTTAGTTGATTTACCTAAAGCAGATTTAATTTGTGATTCAGATGCAGAAATACCAGCACTCTTCATTGCATCAGTAATAGCCCGCATCAAGGCATCGGAGTCAATAGGTGGCTTAGGCATTAGTATGCTTTCTTCTTTGCAACCTTAGACTTTTTACCCTTAGGATAATCCGAGGTCTTTGTCCCCGCCTTAGGTTTAGCGTCAGCGTGACTTGCCAAAATCTTGTATTTCACTGGCATAAATACTCCTAGATATAAGAAATGGTGGGGGAATCGCTTCCCCCACCATTATCAAATTGTTCCCTACTAAAACTTACGCAGTCTTAGCGGTCAACTTGCCTTGCTTTGCAGCGTTGCGGCAGGTGAGGTTACCGTAGCACATGATAAGCGCATAACGAGCATCCAAGTTTTCTGGACGAACGAAATCGGTCTGTGCAAACCACTTGCCTGAGTGACCAACGAGGGTCAGGTACTTGCTGTTCAAGAAGTACACAACACCAGCGGTGCAATGCTCATCGTAAACAACAGGAGCAGCCTTGAACAACAGGTTCTGGAATCCAGCATCTGCCGTCTTGGTGTCTGTGTAACGAAGTTGTGGCTGCAGAAGAGCCTCATACTTTTCAAACAGAGTCTGGGTCGTGAGAACCATGTCTGGGTGGTCGTTACCAACAGATACGCTGTTGTAAGCGGTGGACAGTTGTGCGAGGGTCAAAGCACCTGCGGTGTTTTCCTCGTATGAACGCCAGTACTCGTTACCAGCAGTTGCACGGTTGATTCCACCAACGGTTCCTGATGCTTCAACGATGTTTCCAAGACCGTTCCAGTCTTTTCCGCTGTTGCCAGTTCCGTCTGCGAAGAACATCTGGTTGAAGCCTTCACGCATTGACTCTTCAGCCTGCATGATTTTTGCTTCCAACAAGTTGATGATTTCTTGTTCACCGTTGTTCTTGGCTTCTTCAATACCGCTGATTGCGATGGATGCAGCGTACTGCTTCCAGTCGTATTCAGCAGCCGTGATACCACTTTGTGCTGTAAGCGAAATGGTGTCGTAGCCTGAGTACGATGCAACGGTTGAGTTCTGACCGTAAATCAACGGTTCAACAATCTTCGTACCGCCGTTGAGCATGCGGATGCGACCCTTATCCTGAAGGAAGTAGGTCAACGGGCGAGCCGTGAAGATGTTGTCCGTGAGTTGGTCACGATAGTTTGCGAGCGTTGTACTGAGCAACGCATCAAAGTTTGGGTTTGCCATGATAATCTCTCTTTAAGAATAGTAGTTGATTAATTTGCACCCATTTGACGCTTAGCCGCTTCCCAAGCCTCCGCTACCGATGTGATAGGAACAAAAGATTCATTCGTTGTACTGGCTGTAGCCGAGGCTCCACCAGATACAACAGATGCAACACGCTTCGCTTCCAACACTTGGTTCTCAACTTGTTGTTGATGTGCCTGTGCCGCTTCCGCTGTCCGTGCTTTTGCAACCATCTTATCAAAAGCAATTTGCTTGTAAACGCCCTCAAGGTCATCTGTGCCCATCCGCAAAGCGGTGGTCACAACTTCCTTAACATCAAAATCAGAATACTTGGATTGCAAACCCTGAATCTCACGCTCAATAGCCTGCTGACTCTGGTAATCCTCAAAAGATGCTATACGCTGGTCAAGTTCACGATACTTCGCTTCTACAGGGTCCAAGTACTCTGGCTCAGCATCCTGAACCATTTGTTGAGCCTGTGCACGGCTAATACCATAATGTTGACTTAATAGGTCAATCGTAGCCTTCGGGTCATTTTCCAAAGCCGCACTAAGCGCACTAGCAAACTGGAACTGTTCCCGCTGCTGAGATAACTCTTGTGTCTTTCTGGTATAATCCGATTGACGCTGATAACCTGCGATAGCCTCTGATAAAGGAACTTGCAATTCCTCGCCATCAACCTTAATAGGAACTCTATAGTTAGAATATTCCTCAACGGATAATGTCGGTGTATCGGGTGCTTCTGTATTTACACTAGTTTCGGTTGACCCAGAATCAACGGGTTCCACTGCTGGTGTTGTGAGTTCATCACTCATTAAAATATCTCTCCTAATAGAGTCCTAAAATGGTTGCTCTATATAAGCACTAGGCGTTCCCTAGGCTTGTGGAGGTTGCTGTCCTTGCTCCAACATAGCCATCAATTCTGGTGGCATCTGACCTTCAGGAGCAGGTGCTGGAGCACCCATAGGTGCACCAGCCCCAGCAGTAGCGGGGACAGGAGGGGTGGCACCTGCTTGCTGCTGAGGCTGTGCGAGAAACTCGTCAGGGTTTTTAACACCAAAACCAAACTGCAACACATGTGCAGCCAACTTAGACATATCTATAATACCTGCACCAGCGAACGGTGCCATAGCATCAACAAGTTGCAATGCCATCTGACGCTTAAATGACTCGTTATGTGGCTGGGTTGAACCTGCCGCTACTTCAAAGTCAAAGTCACCTTGCAGATAGTCACGGTCAAAGTTTACCCACAATGGTTCACCGTCACGACCCATAACACGGGCAACTTGTTCGCCTTGCATAAATTGTTGTGCTAGTTGTAGCATGCGGCGACCAACCTCGGCAATGGCTTGTTCAACGACAGCCAATTTATCTGAGGTTCGGGCATTAGCCGCATCTTGCATCAACGATGATTCTGTTGCGGTACGGCGAATCTCTGATACCGCACCACGCTGGAACTCTGACACACCAGAAATACGGTCAATGTCACCAATAATCATGTTGGACTGGTTATAGAACTCTGGCGGGTTAATAACAGCAGGGAAGGCTGTAACAACATTACCGATAGGTTCATCGCTGGAAACAGGTACCATCACATTGTCGTCATCCGACTCCAATGCTGAACGACCCAACTGGTCAAACGCCGATTCCTTGTATAGATATTTGCGACTGAACTTTTTGCGATGGTTCATCATCTGTGAACGAGTTTCGTTCAATTCTAGTTGCAATGGTTCAATGGATTCCAAATCACCAATAGGATAGAAATGGTCTGGAACATCATAGTTCCGAATCATAACAAACGGCTGACCAAAAGCATAAGGCATCTTCATAGGCTTAACCAAGAACATGTCCGAACCTTCACAAAACACACTCATGCTATTGCTGGAAATATCATAGTATTCCCAAATCTCTGCATAGCCTTCGTTCTTATCATATACCTTTCGGCGACTAGGGTCGTCCGCATAACGACTAACAGCCATAGGTGTAACATCAAGTCGTGCAGCCTTAGAGTAACGCTTATCGTTACGAACATCAGCAATAGGGCGGCGGATACGCTGCGCTATCCACTTAATGTCTTTCATTGATGTTGCATCAGGGTCCACAAAAACATCGTTAACAGAGACACGCTCAGCAAAAGGGCTGTCCTCACGAACAATCGTAGTCGGATGTCCGATGCCATTAAGGTTCGCTTCCGAAATCTCTGACTCACCCTCAACCTCTTCTTCAACAAAACGATAACCGACTTTAATCCAACCATGACCAAAAGCCAACATGTCCTTTACAGCACGGCGGAACTCTGAACGAATATCCTTATGTCTCCACCAATAGTTCACAACTGCTTCAGCAATAACAGCCTGAGGAGCAAACTCTGCACTAGTCGCATTAACCGTAATCTTAGGGTAGTTAACAGAAATACTAGGGGAAATAACATTAACGGTAGAAAACGCAATATTAACAAGCATCTGGTCTTCATTCTTGTAGTCATCAAAATGTTTACCCCGATACAGGTCATTCATGCGTTTCCAAAGACCATCATAACCGTCTTGTTTGCGCCACTTCTTTGATGCTTCCAAACGCATCTTAGCGTGCTTCAAATAGTCTGCACTAGATTTCTTAGCCATTATTCTGCGTCCTTCTGTCCGTCATGCCAACCAATATGCTCATCTAATTTTGTGCCAATTCTATCAACTTTAGTGCCAATCATCTTCAACAAGATTCTACCCTCAGAGTGTTGCTCAGTATTTTCTTTACGCAACTTTTGTAGAACCACAACAACAGGTCCCATAATGATTGCAACAATTATTGGGACCCATACGGATGAAAGCATGACTCATTACATCCAGTTCGTAACTGGTTCTGCGTTGTAACCGTTAATTTTAGCCTGTTCCACAGTTTGACGCTGACGCTCAGCAATAGTAGGACCATGAAAATCTTCTTGACCATAGGTAAAACCCAATCTGACGGTACGAACATGGCAGGCAAAACAAATCTCGCCACGGCGTGGCAACTCATCAGCCGAGAACTCACGCTGACACTGGGTGCAAGTAAAATGAAGCATCATAAATACAGAAATCGTTCCCTAAAAGTTAGAAAGGAGTCCGTTCACGCACATTATGTGCACCCATAAAGGTTTTTTCTGGACCTTTTGGACCAAACATGTGCTGCTCCCACCACAATAGGCTATTTGTAGGGGGTGCAAAGTCCTGCCGATACTCAGGCAACCACACATATTTCAACATTTGTACAGCAATAGCCAAAGAAACCACCCTGTCATCATGTGGGCTACCAGCCATCTTACCATTTTCCTTACGGACAAAGGTCCGCAACTCGGCAATAGTCAAACGGTCATACACCTCAACGCTAGCATCACGCAAAGCAGCGTTCAACTCGTCAATCATCAACGGCTTTGAAGTTGCCGTAGTACGCCAACCCAAAATATCCGTAGCCTCAGGACGAACCCTAGCCAACTTACGCTGCCTATACAAGTTCTTGTAACCATACTTCTGTGCAGCCTTAAGGGTTGTTAAACCATGGTTGTTGTTTTCAACACCCAACAACGCATTGTTGTACCACCAACCCAATTCAGCCATCAATTCACCAAACAAATCTGGCTCTATTCGTCCATGCCAATGAGCACAAACAATACCAGTTGTAGCATCAATAATATGAGCAGAACTATAGTCACCATAACTAAGCCCTTCAGCGACATCCGCCCCAATCACATAAACACCCTCGCTCCTAGGGAAATCCCAAATAGCCAACTCACCATCCTCAGCATAATGGAACTCACCATTACCCATAGAATACAAATGATAATAGCCATTATCCGAATCAACTGTTACCATGTCATCCAACATTTGAATATCAAACACAGGATTACCAGACTTAATAAAAGCCTCTTCTGGGAAAGATGGGTATTCTTGATGTAACTGCCAAGGGTGCATGTTTGCAGCCTTGGAGGCATACCATTCTTCTCCACGCTCACCATCAGCAGACCAAGGAAAGAACACTCCTTTGAACTTGTTGGTTCCTGTTTGGGAACCAACCCATAACTGGTGATAAAAGTTACCAGAACCATTAGCAGTGGACAAACCAATCACTCGTCCGCCGACATCGGCTACAGGCTCAATAGATGCCCACGCTTCCTCAGCATTAGGCAAAAACGCCCACTCGTCCACAATAACCAAATACACCGATTCACCACGAGCAGGGTCATTGCTAGAAGGCAATGACTCAATACTAGATTCGTTACTAAAAACCATTTTAAGTTGATGCTCAGTTGTTTGTGATGGTCCTCGTTCTTTCATCCATTGCGGCATAAAACGATAACCGTACTTAGCCTTAGCCAACAACTTAACAGACTCACGCTCCGTGCGTGACAACATAACAATAAAACGGTCTTGCCAAAAAAACGCTAACCAAAACGCATAAGCAGCAACCAAAGTACTAAAGCCAATCTGACGGGCTTTCAACACAATACTATAGCGTTCTTCCAACCAAACGGAAACAGTTTCTAACTGTGCTTCACGCAACTCAAACTTAACTCGTCCACGCTCAGGATGTTTAATGAACCAAAAGTTTGAACAAAAATATGCAAACGCTTCCAATAATTCTTCTGTCGTGGCACCTTCAGGTCCACGACATTTGCGGAACTCTTGTTCGTTTAATAGTTCTCTTAATTCCATTTCGGTTCTCCGCCCCAAGGACCCCATCCATCACCGTAGCGGTTATCAGCATAATCATAAATAGCCATCATAGCCCTACCACTAATAACAGGATTATATAAGTCTTTACATTTTGTTAATACACCAGCATCTTGAAGAAAACCCTTTTTGGTGTATTTGTTTGGTTTGCACCAAAACTTGTTAATTTGAAATAGCCCAATAGAACCACCCATAGGGTCATCACGATTAATCACCGATGCGTTGCATCGGGATTCACGCCACATAATATAATCCACCTGATACATCATGTCCTTGCTATCAGAAACCATCTCTATAATAGAATAATGGTTCCAACACCTAATGGTGGGATATTGTTTAGCGTGGACAAAAGAGGGCGAAGCCAACAAATATAAAGCAGTAGCCAATAGAATTATTTTCTTCATATTACCATCCTAAATGACCGTAGTCATTAATCGGGGATATTACTTGAACAAAGCCTTAAATGCTTCGTGGACCTTCTTAGGGTCATCTGCGAACTCTGGACTGAGTTCTAGGTGATACCAGTCACCATTGGGAGCACCACCAAGGGTTGCCTTGGTGTATTTGCTCCAACCTTTGCGAGTGCACTTGTAGCCTCGCCCATGTGGCTTAGGGAAATAATCCAACACCAGTTCTACGCCTAGAGAGTCAGCGTTGGCGACAATCATTTCAATAACCTTGTTGGCTTCTTGACGAGATTTGCCACGCCAACTTAAGTCCATAGCCCGACCCGTTGAGTGCACACTTAGGTATTGGGGTTTTCCTTTAATTGAACGAACACCCCATGTGCCATTATTCCAAAGGTTGCCTTTAGATAGTAGTGCCACATGTTTCACAAAGGCTTCTGTGCCTTTGCGTTTACCTTTTGATATGCCGTCCGACACACCAGTATATTTCAAACTAGGTCGTCCTCGCTAGGGATTTCGCTAAACAACGCTTCATCAGTTTTACGGTTCTCTGCTCGTTGGGCGTATTCGCCCAACCCCAACGCAGATAACACAAAAGCGACAACGGTTTCAGTTGGTACATCTGGTACCAGAAAAGAAGCGACTAACGCAACAGCAGATGAAACAAACGCTGCCACACGGACAGGGTTGTTATAAACGAATGCTTTAATCTTTTCCATACTATAGGGTTATTGTTCCCTAGTGATATATTAGTCTATTTGTGGGATTGGAATCCAAGACAGTGATTCTTCATCCCAATAAAAATCGCCTTCTGGTTTTGGAACTGGAGGTTGCCAATCATTATTTTCATCAAGCATCCATGAAGGAAATGGTTGTATTGCTACAAATTGGTCTTTTACAGAATCATATGTTCCGCCAACCACACAATATTGTTTACGAATTGAACCATCAAGTTTTGTTTCAATCCAATTACCACCAAAGTTTTCAACAATCCAATCAACATTAAGTTCATCGTCAATAACTATAACATCAACAACATTGTTTAATTCATCTATTTTTGCATAGTAACCCATTACGAAATCACCAAGTTTCCACCCGCCGTAAATGTTCTTACAGTATCAGCACCAACAGTTGTTACAGTGCCTCCAGAAATTGTGTATCCAGCAGCAGACGCTGTAGGATACCTAACAACAACAATTCCTTGAAACCCAGCACCACCAGTTCCAGTTCCGTTACCACCACCGCCACCACCGCCATAGTTATTTGCCGCCGAACCGCCGCCAACATTGAACTGCAATCCGTTACCGCCACCAAAAACACCAAGTCCTGTTCCACCAACAATGCTTGTTTGGTTTTGCACAGAGCCACCGCCACCGCCAGCAAACTGTTCGTTGCTTCCAGTTCGCAAACTAGTATTTATTCCAGCACCACCATTTCCTGGGGCTGATGGGTTTCCTCCCACACCATTTCCACCAACAGCAGATGCACCACCACCACCAGCACCAGCAGAACTTCCTGTTCCTCCAGCAAATCCGTTACCAGATGTTCCACCAGTTTGTGTACCAGAACCACCACCACCACCAGAACGAGATACAGCATTTATAGATGAAGTTCCACCAGTTCCACCACTTGCAGCATTGCTTCCAGCACCACCAGCACCTTGACCACCAACTGCCACTGCATATGTTCCAGCGGTAAATGTTGAAGATGTTTCTATAGCACCGCCACCACCGCCACCGCCTCCAGCGTTAGGGAATGAAGACCCTGCTCCACCTCCACCACCAGCAACAACAAGAATTGTAGCAGAAATAGGATTACGCAAAGTAGTAAATGATGTTGCCGAAGAAGATGGACCAGCACCAATAATGTTTACAGCACGCAAAAATACGCTATAAGCAGTATTTGCAGTAAGACCACTAATAACTACGGGACTTGTTGTATCTACAGGACTAAAAGCAGTCCAAGATGAACCATTAAATGAATATTCATAATTCGTAATAGGAGAACCACCATCGTTGGTTGGTGCCGTAAACGAAATAGAAACACTTGTCTGGCTTGGAACATTACTTAAAGATGTTGGAGCCGTAACAGGTGCTGAAGCGTATGAATTGGGTACTGCAAATATTTGCATGACTATGCCGCCGTATTGCCGACAAGCACCCATTCATCAGTACCAATTTTTAACAAAGTTGCTGCTGAGTAAATACCATTCAACTTCAACTTAGAACCCTGTGAACGAAGAGTCACACCAACACCAGCAGCAACAGTAACCTGACCAGCACCAGTTTGAACTAAGTTAACCTGTGAACCAATAGGGAAAGCAACAGAACTATTAGGAGGAACCGTCAAAGTAATCCCACTGGCATTACTCAAAGTAATAACCTTGGAATCATCAACAAGCAACAAAGTGTAAGATACACCAGTTTGAGCGTTAAGGGTTAAAGCCTTAGATACTTTTCCAGCGTCACTGGTTTCAACAGCATCAAGTAGCGTTTTTACCGCAGAAAAGTTAGAGTTAACCTCGGTTGCAACAGCAGGTGTGCCGTTAACAAAAGTGTTTGGAATAGTTAGTGGCATATATTATATATCCTTTGTTCCCTAGCCCCAGTAAGCGGTAGGTGCGCTATTGACCCAAGCCGTACCATTATAACGAAGAACCTGATTAGTGGCTGGAGTAGTAATAGTCACATCAGATAAAGCATTGATAGAAGAACCACCAACCACAAACTCAATCAAATCAGCCAAAGAAATCTTTTTGGTAGTAGTGGCACTAGTATCCACAATAGGCAAAACATCAGTTGAGGCAGCACCAATAGAGGTCAATGCCGTCAACTGAGAAATCTTAAGGTCAGCCATTATCCATTACCTACTTCCAACAACATAAAAGACCCGTCCTCTAATAGCAAATCGTTCCCTGACTCATCTTCTAGGTTTGAAACCACGAAATCTGGGTCAGACCAAAAATTGTTTGCCAAATCACCCAAAGTAGTACCAACAGCACCCTGAGAAACATAATAGTCAAACTGCAAAGCACCACGAAACCCTAAACCCACATTAGACCAATGAGCATACAACAAGTCACCCAAAGTATCACCAGCCGTAGGATACATAGCCTTTAAAGCGACATACATAGCATCATTCGTTGTTGTCATCGCTAGCCTTCACTGTTCTGGTTTCCAAACGGAAACGCTGTTCTGATGCCGCATTAGCGGCAATCAACTCAGCCAACTCTATATCAGACAACTCACTCGCTTTGCCACTATGCTCAACCTGAAGTTGAACGGGAGCCAAACGACCAGTAGCCTGCAAATACAGTTTAGCCGAATTGTTATCCCCCTCAAGAGCACGCTGGAATAGATTGTCCAGCAACTGTTGTGTTCTTTCGGGTGATTGTTGTTGTTCATTAATTCTTCGTTCCCACTCCTGTTTGAAGATGGGTTTCTTTTTCCATCGTCTCAGTGTGGTTTCGTCCACGCCTTCTGCTATGGCATATTGGTTTTGGCTGGATGGCACCCTGCCATTAGCAGGTGTGCACAGCCAGTTTAGAAACTTTTCTTGCCTAGGGTCTAAGGAGTTTTCCGACATTCTAAGATAAGCGACTTGTTCCCTAGAATGTTACAGTTGTGTTAAATCTTTGTTACAGTTATGTTACAATTCTAGGTAGATTCATGCTGGTATTGGGTTTCCTGAAAACTTGTATTCAACTTGTATAGGGAACAGCATGTTTTTAGTATAGGGGGGTAGGGGGGACACAACCTAGTGGTTGCGTCCCACGAACGCCAGTGTAGTGGGGCGTTAACTGACAATACTATTCTAAAATAGAATACACAAGTAACCATGTTTAGCGTGGACAGAAATGAGGGGTAATGAGAACATTCGGTATTATTGTAGGGACAGCGGTTTTAACCTTCGGTGGAATAGCCCTGTTTCTTAGAGCAGTGTTTGCTGCTTTGGATAGCATTGATTATGATTGGGAAGAATATGAACCTAAGCCTTAGTGAGCAGGACCGTGTTTTGTTGCGTTTGTTGCGTAAACCAAAACCCAAAAAGTAATGGGTTACACTAAACCAGATTTACGGAAACGAATCGTGTCAGCCGTTAAGGCTGGTACCGCTGGTGGCAAGGCTGGACAGTGGTCAGCCCGTAAAGCCCAAATCGTAGCGCAACGCTACGAAAAGGCTGGTGGAGGTTACACTGGCACAAAAACCAAGGCTCAGTCCAATCTGAGTAAATGGACCAAAGAGAAATGGACTACATCAGATGGAAAACCTGCTATTAGAAAGAGCGGTACGACACGATACCTACCTGAAAAGGCATGGGATAAACTTACGCCGAAACAGAAGCAGGCAACAAATAGCAAGAAACTACAAGCGTCTAAAAAAGGTAAACAGTTTGTGGCGAACACACCAGCAGCACGACAGGCTGGAAAGAAAGCAAGGACAGCATAATGGCAACATCCAAGCGTGACCCACGACTAGCACGAGCAGGTGTCTCAGGATACAACAAACCCAAGAGAACCCCGTCACATCCAACTAAGTCACATATTGTGGTAGCCCGTAGCGGTGGACAAGTCAAAACCATCAGGTTCGGTCAGCAAGGTGTTAAAACCAATCAGACCGCTGGACAACGCAAAGCGTTCAAGTCCCGTCATTCATCCAATATTGCTCGTGGACCATTGTCCGCTGCCTATTGGGCAGATAAAGTGAAATGGTCACCATCAAAAACTGCTCAACCACGCAACCAGAAATGGGTTAAAGGCTCTTAATCCCCCATAACTTATAACCTATGTTATGTTCAACCACCCCCTAACGGGGGTGGTTTTGTTATATACAACACTATATGAAATAAGGGTCCCAAACATTTAGACCCCACCCCCATGTGACCAAGGTCATAGCATGGACAAGCCGTATAAATAGGTAGTAGCAATACCCCTCTGTCCCTAAGGTCATAGAGTACCAGAGACGAGTGACGGCGTACCCCCCCTATGCGCCCCCCTCCGTCCGCATTAGCCAACCGAAACCCTTATGTACACGGGTCCGCCCATCCGTATTGCCCCAACTTTTTCCAGTTTGATGCCTTATATGCGTGCGGGCGGGTCCTTACGGAGCAGACTGTTTTGGTGTGATTCTATATACGGGGGCGGGCGTGTGCGTCAAAGAGGGAATGGCAACTGTTCGGTGATGCTACACAGTGATTCACACATGCTTGTGTGGGTGGGTGTTAGCGTCAAAGAATGGATTGTGTCGTTCGGTGTTGCCGAGCGATGCGATGTTCACACCTGCGTTGGTGGGTGTGAGCGTCAAAGAGGGAAAGTGTGGTGGTTGCGACATGGTGTTGCGACATTAGATGTCCGTGAACGGACAGCCACGAGTTATGCCGATTAGTCTGGGAGGACATCATGGCACGCAAGAAATTAGCAGTAGTTGTAATGGGTCGTTACGCAAAGTGCGACAAGTGGTGGACGGTTGCGTTTGATAACGCAAGCGAGGTGTTGGAGACTGGTACGGTTGTGGATGTCCGTAAGGTGGACGGAAGCGAGCAGAAGGTCATCATCCAAGCGTTGATTGCATCGTCAATCGTGGAGTCGGATGAGCAGAACCCAACATTGTTCTACACCTACACGAAGGTGTCCGCCAAGTAATACGGTTGGTTGAGGATGCACGGACAGATTCCCCTTTGTCCGTGCATCTGATTGCACACCGTGTGCAGATAGTATATCGCTGGGAGGCGTGTATGAGTAATGCAGTAATGGAGCGTAAACTTAGCCCGAAGGGCACTTATGAGTGCCCATCGTGCAGTAAGCGGACGGAAGTGTTCGTCAAAGTGGTAGAGGTGGCTTGTGGTTGCAAGCCACAACGGGTAACTATGCGAAAGGTGGGCAAGTGATGGTTGTTGAGGATACATTTACCCGTGAGGGCTTGATTGCTTATGTGATGGTCAAGTTTTCGTGGAGTCGTGAGTTTGCGGTGGAGTATGTAATGGAGAGGCAGTATAATGGTCTGTCTCATGGACAAGCGATTGCGGAAGCATTGCGAAAGGCAGGTTACTAATGAGTGCGTTTTCCCATAGGCATTATGAGGCGATTGCTGAGATTATCGCTGATGTGTCCGAGAGTGTTAGTATTGGTGAGATTCTTCATGCTGAAGCGGGCGAAGTTATGATTCGTTCGTTGGAGTTGCTATTTGAGGAAGATAATCCGAAGTTCAATTTGCAGCGTTTTCGTAACGCTTGCGGAAAGGTGCGTAAGTAATGAAAGCAGGAGATAAGGTTCGCTTTACGCAAGGTAAGCGTAAGGGTGAGGTGTGGATTGTTAGGGACTTTGCCGTAGGGTATTGGTGCGATGATGAGGGTCGTGAACACGAGAATCATACCATCGGGCTTGTGCCTAATGAGAAAGCGATGATTATGTTGGACGCTAGGTACGAGGATTTGGAGGTGGTGTGATGGAGTTGGTGCAGTGTGAGCAGAAGTGTGGTAATCGTGCGACAGTGTATGCTGGCGATAGGATTGCTGGTGGTTGGGCTGGTTGCTATTGTGTGACCTGTTCGTCCGTGCTAGGGTTTTCCGTGTGGAATCGTTTTCCTAACGGGATTATAGAAACAGAACTAGGAAAGGTTGGTGCGCAATGAGTGATAGACCGAAGTTTGGTTATGGTGACATCGTGTACATAAAGGGTCGTAAGGGTCATTGGATTGTTCGTGACGCTGACGAAAGGTTTGATAATGCGATGATGCTAGTGTATGAGCAGGATGCTAGCGGGTTCGTTCTGTTAGCGGTTCGTGGTTCGGATTGTTATATGGTAAAGGAGAATGTGTGATTACTTTGGATGCGTATGAGGTCGCTGGCATAGTGTTCGCTGTGTTGGTGTTTGGTTTGCTCAGGCTAATTGAGTGGGGTAGCAAGTAGCACACACGGGAGGGTGTGTGCGTCAAAGATTAGGTTTCGGCTTGGCAATTCCGCCATGCCGATATAACGCCGAAAGGCAGGAGGAAATAGTAATGGCTGGGAAATCCCATATTGTTTACAGCGTGGACTGTAAAGATAAGATAGTGCAAATCCAGTATCGTGCTGATGGTCCAGCGTACCCTAGACAGTTGGGTGCGATTGACCGCAACACGCTAATCAAGGTGGCAGGTATGCTTGGTCACAAGTTTATCGGCAAGTCACCGTTGTCCTATACGGCTAGCGATTTGGTTGGTGTGTGTCGTAACTTGATGGATAATCGTACTGATACGGTGTTCGCTAGTTCACCGAAGCCTGCGGTTCCGTCACCTACAGTGACTGAACCTAAGCCGATTCTTCGTACTACGGAGCCTGTCCGTGTTACACCATCGGGTATTGAGGATGCGTTGCGTAATGTTATCACCGAGGCTATGTCGTCCTATACGGAGAGTGGCGTGGACAAGGAAGTGGTCAATGGCATTGTGTCTGAGGCGATTAGTAATCATGCGATTGCTGTCAAGGCACAGATTGACCATCTCACACGGGTTATCCGTGAGTCTAAGCCTGAGGTGATACAGATTGACCTTAGCGGTGGTGTTACCCGTAAGGTTGAGGGTCGTACACACTTCCTGTTCCCGAAGGTGCTCAAGGTTGTGAACGCTGGGTTGTCGCCTTGGATTACTGGTACGGCTGGTGTTGGTAAGACTATGCTTGCCGAGCAGATTGCACACGCTTTAGGGTTGGAGTATTCACCTGAGTCGTTCTGTTCACAGTCGTCCAAGTCGGAAATCAAGGGCTATAAGGATGGTCACGGGCTTTATCAGTCAGTGGAGTTCCGCCAACGCTTTGAGCATGGCGGTGTGTATCTGCTGGACGAGATTGATGCCGCTAATCCGAACATTCTGCTTACGCTGAACAGTGCGTTGTCTAATGGTTGGATGATGTTCCCTGATGGTAAGGTCAAGCGTCATGAGAAGTTCGTGGCGATTGCGTCTGCTAACACATATGGGAATGGTGCTACCGCCGAGTATGTGGGTCGTCAAGTGATTGATGGTTCCACGCTGAATAGGTTCGTCAAAATGGATATGCCGATTGATGAGGTTATGGAGGCTGGTATTGTTGGTGACCTTAGTGTGGACGATGATGCTGGTAGGTCATGGTTGAACATTGTTCGTAAGGCACGAAGCAATGTTGCTCACCATGGGCTCAAGGTTATTGTGTCTCCACGGGACTCGTATCATGGTGCACGATTGTTGAACTCTGGGTTCACATTCAATGAGTGTGTGCCGATGACCTTTGCCAGTGGGCTGAAGCCTGAGCAATACGCTAAGGTTATGGAGGGTGTTACTGTCCCATCGGGTGGTGCTACACTGTAATGGCTTGTGTGTGCCCACTCATTCTCCCAGCGTGGGTGGGCACGCTTGTCAAAGAGATAGATTCAACGAAAAACATTGGAGGATGTTATGAAAGCGCAAGTTGTAGATAATGTGTGGATTGATGAGTTCGCCTCGTTAGGCGAGGCTCTCCGATATGCACAAGCAAATACCGATAGGCGTTCGTCCGATACCCGTTCCGAAAAGGATTGGTATGGTTCGCCTGATTTGGATACGGCAGTGCAAATGGGTTTGGATGGATGGCATGACATTCGCCCCAAGGTTGAAGCCCTATTCAGTAAGATGGAGGAGCAGATAAACATGGCGATTGGTGATGTGTTTGAGATGCGCTATGATTATGGTGGCGATAGCGTGGACATTGACCGATTCCTTATGGGTGACCCTGAATGTATGTTAGAGTATGATGTGGTTCCAGCAGGCAGGATGGGTCGTGTTGTCAAGGTGCTTGTCAATGGTGCTGCGTCATGTAGTGTTAGTGCCGAGGCTATTCAACAGCGTGGTGCTCTTGCGGTTGCGTTGGTGGATGTGCTCAACAAGTTGGGTGTGGGTGTTGAGGTGTGGCTAGAATCTGCCACCGAATATGATAACAAGTATCATTCGCAACTAATCAAGTTGCACTCATCTGAGGAACGCCTTGATGTGAACAACCTTATGTTTGCTATGGCTCATCCGTCCATGCTAAGACGGGTTGGGTTCAGTATTCTTGAGCAGACTGATTGGGCACCTGCCAAGAAATGTGCACAGATTGGTGCAGGGTATGGTCGTCCACATAACCTTACACAAGCGAAGCGCATTGAGGCTGATGTTTCAATAGATAGGATTCAGAACGCAACAGGTGACCCTGTTGCTGATGGTGTTGCTTATATCATGTCCACCGTAAAGGGTTTGGACCTGCTATAATGCACAAGCGGTGCCTACGCCGTCATATAGTGGGGCGGGGGCTGGACAATAAAACTCCAGCCTCCGCTAAGGAAAACAATAACAACAAACATGGGAGATATTATGGAATACGAAGTGCGTATGGTCGTCACCTATAATGGTGGTGAGATTGATGAAGATATTATTCAAGCGTTAGAAGATGCTGGTATCAAGGTGGATTTCATGTCTATCGTTGATGCTAGTGGTGAGTTTCATCCTGAGTTTATGAGCGTGGAGGCTTAGTTATGGGTGCTGTTACAGGGTTGCTATTGGGTGCTGGTGTCGGGGCTACCGTTGAGCCAGTGATTATTGACAAACTAGAAACCATTCAAGGTTATGTGGGTGGTGTGATTGATGCGGTCACACAACAGGTATCCAAGGATATTTGCGCTGTTGGTTATGTTCATGACGAGGGTCTATTGTTGGACTTGGAGATGAACTGGATTGCTAGTGCATTGTTTATGCGAGAAATACGAGGACCTGTTGTGTTGGTCAATGGATTCAATAAGGCTTACGAATATGATGGTGATAACCATGATTTGCCTGATGCGTTTATTGAATACATGCAAACATTTTTCTTGCAGAAAGTTGCTGAAACATACAACGAGTCCACTATAGTTGTTGCCATGTTAGAGATGGCTGTGAACGAGGGTGTTGCAACCGATGAGGAAGTGGATGCGCTGATGAGTATGCTTGAGTCTGTTTCTAAGGGTGACATTGAGACAATGAAAGTTGTCGCCAAGCAACTCAAGGATGTTCTTGTGTCCTTTGATGAGAGGATGGCAGAAAAAACAACCACGAAACTTGTTGATGAAATCTACGAGTTCTTAGACAAGGAGGTAGAGTGATGCAGTTCATTGAAACACCTATGTGTACTGTATGTGGTTCCAGTAGTCTTATGTATGTGGATGAAATCGCATATGAAAGATGGCAGAATCGGGAAATCCTTATCCAGCAAGCGTTTCCCGACATGTCGTTGGGTGAACGAGAGTTACTAAAAACAGGGTTCCATCCTAAGTGTTGGGATTCTTTATTCATTGAGGAGGAAGCGTAATGAAACGGAAAGTATTCAAGGGAACATTCAGCGTAAACCTAACCGTCACGGCATATGATGAGGAGGAAGCAATAGATAAACTTTACGAACGATTAGACGAAGCAATCCATAACCAAGAGATGTGGTCTGAAGATTATGTTTTACACGAACAAGATGTTGAGGAGGTAAGCCCCCATGACTGACACATTCATTAAGGTTGATGCAGTGTACGGTATGTGGCAAGGTGAACGCATATGTGAAATCATGGGTTACACACAAGACATGGGTCATGTGTGGACAACCGACACAATGCTCAATTACTTTGACAAACTAGTACAATGCTATGACCTGTTCCGTTCCACTAATGGTTTCATGTCGCAATCGTTTGACACGATTCCGCCACTAGAACTATCGGGCTTAACATCCTTACAGAAATGGCAGCACATAAGAAACTCTGTATTAGATTATGGCAAACAGTTTCCAGACGCAGAAATTATGGACATACTAAACAAACTGGACATATCCTTAGACGAGTTCTATACTGCTGTTACTGTGAACAAGAAGCAAAACTCCATGAACGAAACGCAGTTCCGTTCATTCTGTTATGCTTGCCTAGAAGATAAACCCAACTTTGCCAAGATTGGTAGAGACTATGGTACTGGTGTAAACACTATGGTTTATTTCAAGAAACTATTTAGAGCAATAAAAGTAGCAAGGACAGAAATGATTGACAGTGATAAAGTATAATAAACCTATCAAGGTTTCGGTACTAGAGTACCTCAACCACTGTCCATGCTATCTAGTTCTATTAGAAAAGAGAATAAATGAAAATAGATAATGTAAATAAGATAGTATATGTTAGACAGTCATGGTTGAATGACATGGCTATCTGTCCAGAAAGAGCCAGACTGGGTATCGTTAGACCAGAGTTTCGTACTGGTAGTGACGCTACTATTATTGGTACTGCTATTCATACTGGTATTGAATCAGTGTTAGAGGGTAAGTCATCTGACTTAGGTCAGATGCTTAACGCTGTTGGTGACCATTATGATATTCTGAAGCAAACAAACTATAAGAAAACTAACATTGACGAGGCTAAGATTCCTGAATATTTGGAGTCTATGGCTACGGCTTTCTATGACGAGATTCTACCGCAAGTAGAATTAGGAGGTAAAGTTGAACATTATTTCAAGGTTCCTTTGGGTATTACTGTTCAGGACTATTCTGTGTGGCTTGAGGGAACGATGGACTACATCGCACCCAGCGGTCTTATATGGGACTGGAAAACATCATCCCGTGCTTATTACATCAAGGACAAACAGAAATCCGCTATCCAACCTACGGTCTATGGTTATGCGGCGCAATACGAAGGGCTAAGCAGTGGACCTGTTACAAACTTTAATTATGGGGTTATGGTTCGCTCTAGTCCTAGTAAGTCTCAGGTTGCCAGTATCACCCGAACACAAGGGCATTATGATTGGCTTAAGTATTTTGTTCGTGGGGCTGTTGGCTCTTGCCTTAAAGTGGGTACCGACAGCGAGTGGTTTATGAATGACAGCAGTACGCTATGCTCGTCATCATGGTGTTCGTATTGGAGCATCTGTAAAGGTGCGTTCAATACGAATGATTGACAGTAACATGTTAATCTAGTAATACAAACAACAACAAACAGGAGGAAAGATATGAGTGCCGTATCAAAAGACCAAAGCATTATTTTGCAGGTCGCAGGTAAGATTGCTGCCGACTTGACTAATAAGCATGAGGACATTAACCAAACCATTACGGATTGGTCTATTGCCTTTGATGCAATTTCAGACGCTCTGCTCACCACAATGGGTATGACTATCAACTCAAGTAATCCTGAACAGATGGTAATGGATGCCTTTAACGCTGTTAGCGTTCCAGTGCAGTCCACACCAGCACCAGTACAAGCACCGACTAGCGGTGGCTTCCAAGTGCGTATCAAGGGTCAGCAACACGGACCAATCCCTGAATGGCTACACAGTGAGTGTGCTAAGGTTGGGGTAACCGAAGTGTGGGACAACCGTGATGGTTTGTCTGCTAACCCTAAGCGTCCTTGGTTCAAGGCAGTGCAAGGTGACAAAGCCTTCTGGGCACCACGCAAGTAACGATAGGATGACAATGGCTCCTGATTACACGGAGCGTTGGGCGAAAGCAGGGCGGGGAGAACTTATCTCCCCGCCTCTTGCGTCTAAGGCTTCATACAACTATTATGTACCACTCGTTAAAGCAGCCGATGATTATGTGCATTGGGCACAAACACCACACGAACGAATCTATCTAGGGTTCCCTGAGATTGACTCACAAATGCGTGGCATTGCGCCATCGGAAATGTGTTTGATTAACGGGTATTCACATAGCGGTAAGACCTTAGTGTTGTTGCAAATCCTTGCAGCGAATCGTGACAAGCGTGTAATCTATTTCTGTCCCGATGAACCACGAACCTTAACGCTAATCAAGTTGGCTTGTGTTACACATGGCATTGATGCTAATGTGTTGGAAGCCAACATTACCTTGGGTGACCAAAAATCTATCTCACTCCTTAGGGAAACAGCGCAAGAGTTCTTTCCGAACCTTGCTGTGTTTGACCAAACCGTGTCGCTGATTGACATGGAGAGGGCATTGTCGGAGTATTCTGATGCTGTTGGTGAACCACAACTAATCGTTGTGGATTACCTAGACTTGATTACTGGTGGTGGCGAGGACATACCATCCAAAGCCAATAGCATTAAAGCGTTCGGTAAACGCCATAATGTTCCTATGTTGGTGTTGCATCAGTCTAGTCGTACAGCAGGTGCTGACGGCAAGAAGATGACCATTAGTTCAGGTGCGTTTGGTGGTGAACAACAAGCAACACATATCATTGGTGTACGCCGTAAGCGTTTTGAAATTGAAGGTTACATCCGTGAACTACAAGAGAAACTGGACCGAGCCGCTAACGCTGAACGAATCATAGAGAAAATAGAATCATTACAATACGAGTTACGCATCCACCAAGATACTGTTACTGTGAACTTGGTTAAGTGTAAGCGTCCAGCATCACAACTGTTGGATGATATGCACTTCACTATTGAAGCAGGGACAGGACGCTTGCATAGGTTGGAAGATGGTGTGCTACCTTATAAGGATGAACGCCCCAGTCCCCCTACTATAGCCGACATGGTTGGTGAGCAACCAACCCTTGTGGATGCACTAGCAGATTGGTGACCTTATGATACCAGAGTATTTGCTTAAAGACTTCATTACCTTGTTTCGGGGTCGTGGAGATGTTTACGGACATGACGAGGGTCGTTGTGTCAAAGCCCCATTAACCCTAGATGTATTTCAAAACCATTTCATGGATGCACCAATCGGCGTGTACCCTATGGTTCCTAATGGTGGCGACTTTTATGTTGCTTGGGGTTGCTCAGACTTTGACACAACAGATGCTTTAGACAATGCTGTTAAACTACATGACGCATTACTTGAGGCTGGTATCGTATCTTGGATAGAGAAGTCACGCTCTAAGGGCTATCATGTTTGGGTGTTCTCTGATGTTCCTGTCCGTGCTATAGACATGCGTTACATGTTGCTTATGGCATCGCAGGTTGCAGAGGTTCCAGCAACAGAGGTTAATCCTAAGCAGAAAGCATTGAAGCATGGGCAGTATGGCAACTATGTTCGGTTGCCATACGCCCACATAGATGACCTGCATACGGATAAGCAGCGCATAATCCTTAGGGCAACAATCAAGGACAAGCATGTGCCAATGCAACTGCTGGACTTTGTGCGTAACGCTATGGATAATCGTGTGCCAGCAGAACGCATCCAGCAGATTGCTAGCATGTATGTTGAACCATCCCATACACCTATTGTTGCTACGGATTACAACGATTATGATGCCACATTGCCTGACGCTATGGAATCGTTATCACCATTGGGTAAGGTTATTTGGCGTGACGGTCCGCTTGCAGGTAAAGACCGTTCAACAACTCTAGCGAAACTTGGACATGAGTGTGTGCGCTCAGGTCTTAATCCCTCCCAGACTAAGACCATTGTGCGCACCGCCGATAAGCGTTGGGGCAAGTATCATCTTCGCCCCAACGGCGAATTAGAAATAGACAAACTAGTAGTAAGGGTACATTCGTGACAACAATCCTAGCAATACAAGGTGACAACTGGGCGTGCATTGGTGCGGACACACAATGGACGGACGACTATAATCGTGTTGGCAGAATGAACCAATCCAAAGTTATTACCGCAGGCAAATACCTTATTGGTGTAGCAGGTGATACCCGTGGTGCAAATGTTATCCAACATGCGTTCACACCACCAGCATTACCACCTAAAGTTAATGGTGCTAAACTAGCGAAGTTCATTGTGTCGCAATTCGTTCCAGCCTATAAGGAATGTTTGGAACAGCATGGTGCAGGCAGACCACAATATGATGACCAGCCAGCACAATCCGCTAACGAAATACTGGTTGTTGCTAATGGTGTTGTGTTCCAAATAGACAACGATTATGGCACCGAGGTAGATACATGTAATCTGTATGCTATTGGTTCTGGTGCACATTATGGTTTGGGTGCATTGCAGGCTGTTACGGAAAAGAAAAAGATTACCGTTGCAACTGTGCGTCCGTTAATGCTCAAGGCATTAAACATATCAGCAAAGTTTGACTCAGGTACTGGTGCCCCGTTTCACATGTTTATTCAGCAGGCACAATAATGTCGCACAGTATTAACATAGCGATGAAACCTGTACCAAAGGGTCGCCCACGAATGACACGCCGAGGGCGTGTCTTCACACCACAAACAACCATAGATGCTGAAACGATTGTTCGTGAAGCATGGACAGGACCATGTTATGATGGGGATGTAAGTTTAGTGTGTCAGTTCACTAAAGAAGGAATCAGAATAACTGTCAGCGAAATATCAGAAGGAACATTACCAAAATCCACATTACGGGGTGACCTAGATAACTATGTCAAGTTGTTAATGGACGGACTGAACGGAGTAGCATGGCAGGACGACAAGCAAGTAAAAATGTTGATAGCGACAAAAGAGTAAAGCAATCAGACTATGACATTGCACCAAAACAATACGACTTCCACACCGACCTACGGTATGGTAAGCAAGGAGAAAAACTTGTTGAAGAGTTTCTACAGACCCTTAGTGGTGGGGCGTTTGAAGTTAAAACAGACCGCTACCGAAACGGGCGTATGGTCTTGGAAATGGAACACAACCCACGCAGAGAAACTGATGAAGAAGGTAAACCTAAATGGAAACCGTCAGGGCTTGCAGTCACTAAAGCACGCTGGTGGGTTTATGTTTACACGCTTGACGGGTCGTTCATTATCGTTGATGTTCAACGCATTAAACGATATCTTAAAGCAAACAAAAATAGATTCAACCCAAAATCCTATCACAACTTCGCACAGCGAAGCAGTAACCCCTCACGAGGATACCTGCTCCAGCCCGAAGATGTAATGGACCTGATGATTAACCCCGCTTATGACACAGTACCCAAGTTATAACAACCCACTAGGTGATGGCAAGGACATTCCCGACATAAGGGAATACGACCCAAACAGCACCGAATGGTTAATGATGCCAAACCAAACAAGCATCCCAATCGTGGACAACGATGAGATGGTTGCATTGGTTCGTGAGATTCTGTCCACGCTAGACGGCATTGACCAGCAGATGATACAATTAATTTACTACGAAAGAAAAACATTTCAAGAAGCAGCACGACTCATAGGAATAAAAGCCAAGTCACATGCTTGGCGTAAAACAAAAGCAGCAATGGAAAAACTAGAGTACGCATTACGCAGTAATGCGCAACTCATGGAAATATTGGAGATGAAATATGAAATCAGAGACTAGGCGCAAACACAATCATAAGAACTTTAATCAAGCGGCACAAGCCGCATATGATTCTATTATGTCTGACGCAAAGAATACCTTGTCGGACCGCAACAAGTTTGACCCTATTGAAACCTTTATGTCCCGATGGATTAAAGGACTACAAGAAGGTGACTATGATGAAAGCGACCTAGAGTTGGCAACTATGGTTGCCAAACGAGCAGGAGTAGAAGCCCTGTACTGGTTGAGCACTAATCTTGGCACGGACATGCCGAACATCGTGGACATTGTATGTGGCAAACAACACGACTACGGTCATGATAATATCAACAACTTTGGTGTAATCGGAATCGGTATCCGTTTATGCGACAAGATTGCTCGCATAAAAAACCTAGAGAAGCGTGGCACCCCAAAAAACGAATCATTAGTGGACTCCTATATTGACATTGTGGGTTACGCTATTATCGCAATCATGTTGGATGAAGAATCATTTCAACTACAACTCAAAGGAGTTTAACATGTACGGCAAAAATGGAAAACCATACAACATTGATGGCACCGAGTTTAGCGTTGACGACAAGTTCGTTTTGTCAACCCTAATGGCTATTATTGTAGCAATCCGAGAAACAAACCCCGATTACCCATCCATTGACACCGCTATTGAAAAACTTGCAGAAGGCATTTATGAGCAAATCAAAGAAGTTGAACCTAGTGATACTGAACGAACAACTGACACTCCTGCACCATGAACTTAAACAGGCTGGTGCCCCAAAGACCGCTATCAGGCGTGTTGAAGATGTCGCTGTTTCGGTGAAATGGTTACAGGACAATGAGTGACGCAGACTTTGACCCTGATGACATGACAGAACTATCAGGAATCTTCGCTGAAATGATAGCAGATAACGAAGACGGTTTTATTATGGAGTTCGGCATAAGCCGACTCGCTGCCAAAGAACTAGTTGACTTATGGAAACAAGCATCCTTAGGAATTAAATCAGCACAAGTAGCATCATGGGCTGAGTACACCAAAATAATTAACCAAGTGAAAAAAGCGTTAAACGAAGAGTATTAAGGTTTAGCCTTGTTAGACTTTATGATACCTTCAAGTTGTTTCTCAAGGTCCTTAAGTTTGAACTGTCGGTTAATAGCCTCGCTACGCTGTTGCTGTTCACCAATCTGACGGTAAGGAACACCGAACCAGTTCAACACATTACCAATCCAACGCTCCTCAAGTGACTCCTTGCCACCCAACTTACCACCAGTTAAACGAAACGCTTGAGCCAATGTTGGCAACGCCTGCTCAATAACATAAGTAACCCGTGGGTCAATCATCATCTTGCCATTAGCATCATAATCAGCGTAAGCAGTACCAGTAAGATTGTAAAGAACTTTCGCTACAGCAGACTCAACACCTTGTGCTGTGCGCTTATCACCAAACGGAATGTCCAACGCTACCTGTTTGCCGTACCATAGTTCAAACGGAACACGCAACAACGGAGTCATCTGACCAGCCAAACCGCTAGGTGTAGTAATATCTTTCAGGTTCTGTGCTAAACGAACCATTGGCAGGTCGGGCGTAAGCACCGACCCCATACCAGCACCCAAAGGACCAGACCTTTGAATCCAACTAGGCAACATCAAATCCTCATTAACAGGGAACTCTTTCTTAATGCGCTCATACTGAACATAAGCCTTAGGGCGAGTAGCCATCTGTGAAACCTGCAAAGGAATGTTACGGCTAGTCCAAATCCAAAACGGAATGACCTTCTTCATCTTCTCATCAAACGCAGACAAATCTGTGTAATCAAAATGCACACGGCGAATACGAGCCACAGCCTCATCAAAGTTCATGCCCTGACGATAAGAATCCAACGCCATCGGAATACGCAAAGCGTTTTCCACAAAGTCATTCTTACGGCTAAAGAAACCTAGATAAGCGTTACTGGCAGCCTTAATCTTATTTCCCTGCTTGCCCTCTAAACCAAACATAGGTATAGCAAAGTCATCACTTTGTCCACGCCCAGTAGCAGCGACAACCTGTTGAACAAACTCTGCCTCAGCCACAGCATTAGCGTCCGCTAAGTCAATACCTGCACGCTCCATCCAATCAGCATAAGTCTTACCTGCTAATGTCCTAGCCTTAGAGTCATACTGTGCAGCAGCCCACCTAAAGCCTATGTTCATTTCCTTTAACGGAACACCATCAGCATAGTTCATGAACTGTCCAGATAAACCGTTACGAACAAAAAACCCAACGGAAGCGGTAACATACCGCTTCCAATAGTTGTTCAAAGCATTAACAGTCTTAAAGAACGCTGCTGCTTCCTCTGTACGGCGCAACTTCTCCAAGTTAGGTTGCCATTTAGCGGCGACAACATCAGGAACCTGAACACCCATACCCTTAAGTTCTTCCCAACCTTTTTCTGTATCCTCAAAAAGAGCCTTACCCATTTCGGCAGACCTAGCCTTGGACAGATTCCAAGCATTAACAGCAATCTCACCATCAATCTTACCAAGTTCCGCTTCACCAGCATGAACCAATGTTATAACACGGTCATAAGCATCCTTAAGCGCAGGGTCAAAATCAAGCAAC